GTGAAGCGTGTTGAGACTGTAATCGAAAACCAATTGTTTACTGGTAACGGTACATCTCCTCAGCTTGCTGGTTTGCTTTCTAAGTCTACCACTTTTACTGGCGGTTCAATGGCTGGTGGTGTTGAGTCTGCTACAAACTGGGATGTTATTCACGGAATCATCGCTCAAGTAAGAGCTGCTAACGGAACTGCAACTGGAGTATTTGTTGAGACTGGACAGTATCACTTGATGCTTTCTGAGAAGGATGCAGAGAAGCAATATATCTTGCCAGCTGGCGTTACTTTCAACGCGAACGGTGGAATTACTGCATGGGGAGTAAACATTATCCCTACTAACGCTTTGACTGGAACGGCTGCCAACTTTGTAGGTGGTGACCTTTCAGTTATCAACGTACGTTTGAGAAGCGGACTTCAGGTTGCAATTGGAGAGTCTGGCGATGACTTTATCGACAACTTGAAGACTGTAAGAATCGAGCAAAGATTGGTTCAGTTCATCTCTGCTAACGATACTCCAGTATTGGTTAAAGGAACTTTTGCAGCTGCAAAGGCGCTTTTGGAAACTACTTAATTTTATAGGTGTTTTGTTTAATGGTAAAAGGGCGGGAATTTTTCCCGCCTTTTTTTGTTTAACGCGTTTAAAATCATTTACTTTAAAAATAAATAATAAGATATGGCAGATTTTACAATGTGTAAGCCGCAAAGATGCAAGCTTAAAAACACTTGCGAGCGGTACACGGCTAAGGCTGGAGAAATGCAAATTTACTTTAATCAAGAGCCAAGCAACCAAGACGGAACAAAATGCGAAATGTATTTCAAGAAAAATTGTAAACCTTGCGGAGAAATATAATAATGAAAAAACCTACAAAAAAAACGCTTAATTCAATTGACATGATTAAAATCATGGAATCAATTCCTGATAATGATACCAATTTACAATATATTGACAAACCAGCTGGAATTGAGCATTACAGGCTTTTAGTTTGGTTAGGTGGTCAGGTAAAAGGAAAAATAATGGAGCTTGGAAGTTTACGCGGTCATTCAGCTTTTTGTTTAGCTCAATGTGAAAATGAAGTTTTAAGCTACGATATTGAAAATAAAATTTCTCTTAATTATAAGCCAAAAAATCTAAATTTCTACCTTTCAGAAAAGGGACATTTATTAATTGACGATTCTTTTGATTTATTGTTTATTGATACAATGCACGATGGCATTTACGAACAAGAAGTATTAAACCATTTAAGAGAAATTAAATGGAAAGGAATAGTTCTAATGGATGACATTTTGCTTTTTAAGGAACTATATAAACTTTGGAAAGAAATACCAGAGCAGAAAGCAGATTGGACAGATATTGGTCATCATTCAGGTACAGGAATAATTTGGTTTAAATGAAATTATCAATTTTAGTCCCTTCAGTAGCAGGCCGAAGAAATACCTTTTTGCCTAAATCATTGGATATGCTTTATGGTCAATTAGAGGCATTGCCTGAACAAGACCAAAAGGAGGTTGAAATTATTTATTTAATTGACAATAAAACCATTATGCTAGGTGATAAAAGAAATCTTATGATTAGCATAGCAAGCGGTAAATACATTTCATTTGTTGATTGTGACGACCGCATTGAGTCAGATTACATTTTAACTATTTTAGATGCAATTAATTCAAATGCAGATTGTATAACCTTTGAGGTTTCTGTTTCACTAAATGGCAACAATCCTAAAATCTGTTACTATTCTAAAGATTTTCCTAACGACTATAATACTGAGGAGGCTTATTATAGATTGCCAAATCACATACCAGTAATAAAAAAAGAAGTTTCAACTAAGGTTTCTTTTCCAAGTTTACCAAGAGCGGAGGATGCTGGTTACGCAAAGATTTTAAAACCACATTTAAAGTCTGAGTTTAAAATAAATAAAGTCCTTTATCATTATGATTATAGCGATTTAACAACCGTTGCTCAAGAGTATATTCCAAACATAAGAAATAAACGAAAAATTAATATGAATCCAATTGTAGACGTGGTTTTTATATCAAACGCGACGAAAATAGGCCCAAGGATGACTCAGAATGCGATTGATAGTTGCATACAAGCCGCAAATGGTTTGGAAGTCAATTGTATTGTAATAGAAGAGAAGACTAATTTATTCTATAAAAATGCAGCCACATACAATCCCCATTCCCAATTTAATTATAACAAATTTTTAAATTTTGGTGCAGTTCGTGGTAATGCTCCATGGGTAATGTTTTGTAATAATGATTTGATATTTAAAAATGGCTGGCTACATGGTTTATTAGCTGCGGATTATCCTATTGTTAGTCCTATTGCAATGGCTGACTTTAGACAAAAGGATGTTACAGAAAATGAAATAGGCTGGCAATGTGGTAGAAATTTATCAGGTTGGGCGTTTATGATGAAAAGGTCATTGTATAAAGAAATTGGTGGACTTGATGAGGATTTTGATTTTTGGTTTGCTGACAATTCTTTAATTGAGCAATTAAAAAAAATTGATATGCCTCCAATGTTAGTTCCTTCTGCTAGAGTAAATCATTTGGGTAGCCAAACATTAAAAGAAAGAAACCTTAATGATAGAAATGATTTGATGTGGTCTAAGCTAGAATTGTTTAATCAAAAATATAATCAAACTTTATTTTCAGAACATCCAAAATTCTTAGAATGGAAACAATCGCAATCTGTATAACTACAAGAAATAGGCATTCTGTTTTAGATTTTTCTTTAGCTGAATGGAAAAAGTATAAACCTAAAAATGCTAAAATATTTATTGTTGATGATGCATCTACTATACCAGTAAAGAATTCAAGTTTTAGGTTTGATAAGCAACAAGGCATAGCAAAAGCAAAAAATAAATGCTTAGAATTAGCAGATGATTTTGATTTTGTTTTTTTAGCAGATGACGACATCTATCCAAAAGTTAAAGGATGGGAAAAGCCTTATATTAAATCCAACCTAAATCATTTGGCTTTGACATTTGAAAAAAATCACAGAAATCAATTTTATAGTCCTTCAGTTAGAAAAGAAGGAGAATGGAACGGATTTACAACTTATAAAGCTCCAAATGGATGTTTACTTTTTTTAACACAAAAGGCAATCAAAACGGCTGGAGGTATGAGGCCAGAATTTAGCATTTGGGGATTTGAACACGTCGAATACAGTCAAAGAATTAACCTATTAGGATTAACTCCTTATCCTTACATTGATGTGCCAAATAGCCTAGATTTATTTCACGTTTGCGATTATTACAATGAGGTTAGAAGTTCAATTCCAATAGATGTAAAAAGAGAAAGTGGAAAACATAATTTAAAAGTATGGCAGGAACTTGGAGGCAAACCAGAATTTGTTTCTTATAAATGAAAATATTTTATTCAAACCCTTTCGACTTAGACAAAAATATAGGTAAAGCCTATAATGAGTATTTAAGCAGCCTAAACGCTGAAGATGAGGATTGGGTCGTAATGCAAGACGGCGACATTCTGTATTTAACTCCTGACTGGGGTAAAAGAATTCACGATGCCTTGTCTTTAGACGGAGACAAATTTGGATTAGTTGGATGCTATACCAATAGGCTTAGATCAAAGCATCAATTGCATAAAAAAGAGTTTAGTTACGACTTGAACTTAAAAAATCATTACGATATAGCCAAGAGTTATGAGGGGGGTGGGGTGGAAGAAATTAAAGAATACATTGCTGGGTTTTTTATGGCGTTTCAATACAAGACTTGGAAAAAAATAAATTTTACTGAGGATAGCCTAGCATTCGATTCATTGTTTTCGATGAGAGTAAAAGAATTAGGATTAAAGATTGGATTAATCCGCTCGCTTTACGTTTTCCATAGTTACAGACTTTGGGCAGACGATGAGCCTTGGAATGAGAAAAAGCATTTACTAAAATAAGTAGTATCTTTATGATAAAATTATTGATTGACCTATTACCATTTCAAAAAGGAGAGGTGTTAACTGTAGGTAAGACTTACGACACTTACTTGGTTGACAAAGGGATGGCAATTTGGGTTAAAGTGGACAAAGAAAAAATTAAAACGAAATGAGCGCGACTAAACCTTTAGAAATTGCGTACAATTACCAGGTAGCGACTGAGCCAATTACCTTGGCCGAGGCTAAGGCTTGGATGCAAATCGATTACACAGACTGGGACAGTTTAATTACCAACCAATTGATTCCAGCGGCTAGAATCGAATCTGAGAAAGCCAGCGGAATGCTTTACGTTCAACGAAATGTGACTATTTCAAATAACAAGCGTGACGAGCGAATTTATCCAATTGGGCCTTGGGTTGCTGACGTTACAACCGACGAAACCGAGATTGAAAATTATGTTTATTCTGCTGGTTTTAACAATTCTAATCTTTTGCCACAAGACCTTAAAATTGCGATGCTCAGAAGGATTGCAACCGATTTTGCATATCGTCAAAACCTAATAACAGTCCAGGAGCAGTACGCTCAAAAGAATAGCATTACTACTGAGTTAAAATATAGAGCCGACCTATTCGTATGATTAACTTTGGAAAATACGACCAGAAAGTTACTTTTATAAACTTTCAATCTGTAAGTGATGGGGCTGGAGGTACAACTCTGACTCCATTAATTTCTTTAATTACCTTTGCGTCAATAAAGCAAACTAAAGGAACTGATGGTCTAGAATCTGGTCAGATGGTTCTACCAAACACATATGAGGTAAGAATTCAATATAGAACTTCATTTATTCCAGATATTTATTTCCAAATTTTATACAGATCGAAATACCACAAAATTATTGGAATAAAGTTGGATGAAATGAGGCAAAGAAAAGAGTTTGTTATAACAATGATTGGAATATAATGACTGTAAAGGTTAAAGGATTGGATAAGGCTCTTGCTGATTTAGATAAAAAAAGCGAAGCAATTGTTGATGCGGTTAAATACGTTTTGGCAAATACCGCTACTGATATTGAAATAGATGCTACTAGAAATGCGCCAAATTCGTATCAGATTGGAGATGCTACAATTAATTTAAGTTTTATTAAGCAAAAAATTAATAAAAACGTTTTAAATAATGGATTGTTTTGGCAAATTGGATTAAGCGTTCCAACTACTGGAGAACAATGGGAGGCTTGGATGGAGTTTGGTACTGGTTTGAGTGCTAGAGACATTTTATCTAATCCTCAATATTCTCAAGAGGTTAGAACTCTTGCTAGGACATATTATAGAAATGGTGAAGGCCGAATCATTGGAAAACCTTATCTTATGCCAGCCTTTTTCAGGAATACGGATAATTTAGTGACTGATATGGTAAAAGAAATAAATAATGCTCTAAAATGAGAGATATATCTACCGACATACGCATTGCAATAATAAACGCGATTTCTCCTTTAACTTTGAGCGGAACAATTATTCCAGTTCACGATACGGAATTGCCTATTGGAATAGCACCGGCGTTTTATCAAACTTCTCGCTCTTACGTTTTAATTACAGATCAGAACGAATCAGAGACAACAAATAATGACTGCTCAATTAGACAAAATGTAACTGTACAAATTAGCATTATTACCAAATTCCCACAAGGAAACGGAGGCAAGAAACTTTCTGAGAATATTTCTAGTGCTATTCAACAAAAGATGACTTTGCAGTACTTGACTTTTCCAGCCGACTTGCAAGCGATAAACATCCGAAAAAACTTTTCTAGAGTACAAATTGAGGAAGGTAGTTCTCAAATAGCCTATCAAAAAATATTGTCATATACCTTGGATATTTTCTTCGTATCTTGATAATTAAAAATTTATGTATATTTGTTAAAACGAATAAGCAATGGCAACATATCAATTAGGCAATTTCTTTACTTTCGAGTGGAACAATCTTCCAGTCGTTTGTAAAACTTCCGCTTCTGTGTCCATTTCAAACGAATCAGTTGTTGTAAGAAACGACTGCACGGGTGACTATGGAGTAAGACTTGAAGGCGGAGACAAATCAGGTTCTTTTTCTTTCTCTGGAGACCTTGATTTTGCATCTACTGGAGCATCTAACCTTTCAGCATTTGACTTGATGGAAGACATCGGTAAAGTGTTTGAATTGGTTTTCGGAGGCACTGATTCAGGTGATAAAATCATTACAGTTGACGCTCAGTTAAACTCAATTGAAATTACTGCTGAAAGAAACTCTCAAGTATCTTTTACAGGAACTTTCGACTTTGCTGGCGCTCCAGTAATTAGCGTAATACCAACCTAATAAACATATATGGCTAAGTACCATTCTGCACCTTTTAAAGAAGGTGAGATTTTCTTTTACCCAAATTTGGGCGCTCTGGCTAATTTTGAGGACTTTACAGGACAAGGAATTGCCGAAGCATTTAGCGGAAAATCAATACCAAAACTAGATTTAATCTATGTTTTGTTGCTTGAATGCCATAAAGTGGCGTGCATTCGTAAATCTCTCCAACCAATAGAAATGGAGGAGTTAAAAACTTGGATTGATGGACAAGATGTTATGAAGTTGTTTAATGAGATTTTAAATGATCTTTTAATTGAACTTGGCATTGGAAATCCTACCGAAGAAAAAAAAAGGTAAATAACGATGAGCAGACAACTGCTCGGGAGTATTTAATGCTGCTTGTTGGGCGTTTAAAGATGCCTTATGAGCAGCTTTTTTCTTTAAATATGAAAGAGATTAATGCATTGATAAAAGGTCACGAAATAGATTATAAAGACCTAATTGAAAGCCTTAGAGTTCACGCATTAATTGCATTGCAGCCACATTTAAAAAAGGGAACAAATATAAGTCCCTCTAAAATATGGCCTTTACCTTGGGATACTACATCAAAGGCTTTAGAGTCAACTCCTCAAGACTTTGCTAAAGCGAAGAAATTATTGGAAATTGCAAGTAAACTAGAAAGAAATGTCAAATCCAAGAATAGAAGTTGATGTAGTTGCAAACGTCGCTGGTATAGCAAGCGGAGTTAATACCGCTACATCACAACTTGAAAAATTAGGAAATGCGGCACAATCAACTGCACCTAAATTTGAGCAATTAGGAAAAGCGACTAGTAGGTATAATGCTATAGGAATTGATTTTGCTAGAGTAATTCAAGACGCTCCTTTTGGAATTATTGGCGTTGGTAACAACATTACCCAGTTGGCCCAATCATTTTCTGGTTTAGGCAAGGCTGGTGATTCATTAGGGTCAAGATTACAATTAGCATTTGGTCAAATTTTTAGTTCTGGGAATCTTTTAGTTTTAGCCGTATCTGCAATAACAACTGTATGGACACTTTATGAAAAAGGCGCTTTTAAATCTGAAGAGGCAACAAAATCATTAAGTGAAAGATTAGATGAATACAGAGAAAAATTACAAGGTGTTACAAAAGCCAATTTAGAAGGTCAAATTTCTGCTCAAAAAGAATTATCCAATCTTAAGTTACTTCAAATTCAGGCTCAAAATACCAATATTTCTTTAGAAAAAAGATTAGAAGCGGTAGATCAATTAAAAAAACAATATCCTGAATATTTAAAAAATTTAACCGATGAGCAGATATTAACTGGAAAAGTTGGTGAATCTTATAAAAATTTAACAGACGATATAATTGCATTAGCAAAGGCAAAAGCATTATCGGCTGAATTAGATAAAAAAGCAAGTGATATTTTAACTCTTAGACTTCAAGAAGAACAGAGAGCAAACGAAATTTTACAATTAAGAGAAAAATTACAAGTTGCTATAAACAATAAAATTGACGCCGGTGCTAGAGTTGCTGGTCAATTTACTGCGGAGAATGACGACGCAATGATTATTCAGATGAATATCGATAAATTGATTAAGGAACAATTAAAAAGTGCAGAGGATAGAAACAAAATAGCAAAGGAGCAATTATTTATTGAATCTCAAATTGTAAATGAAAATTCAAAAGGTGCAAATTTTGCTAAGCAGACAGGTAAAGAAATTGATGCAAATACGGATAAATTAAAAAAATATTCTCAGGGTTGGGATGAGTATAATTTACAACAAGAAACTGCTAATTTTCTAGCAAATAAATATTCAGTAACTCAAAAAGACTTAGAAAAAAATATTAGAGGTGTTTTAACTGCTATACCAAAAGAACCAGTTAGAATTATCTCTGATGATGAAGCACTACAGGCTTACAATGATGAGTTATTAAAAACTCAAAAAGCTGCTTACCAAGTTTCTTTGGAGTTAATGCGTGGTTCAGATTCTGCATTTAAATTTTCAGATAATTTAGACAAAATTAGTGGTAAAGACGTAAAAATAAAACTAGATGTTGAAGGATTTGGCGATGAACAAGTTGGGCCAACTCCGTTTCAGAATTTTCTAGATTCAGTAGCATTACAACTTGATAGACTTCCAGAATTAGAACAAAGAGTTGCCGATTTTGCCAAAACAATTAATGAACTGATTGCAACAAATGTTACAGATGCTTTTATTGATTTAGGTTACACTATAGGAGAGACTTTAGCAAGTGGTGGAAATGTTCTAAAAGCAATAGGAGGCTCATTACTAAAATCTTTTGCTAGGTTTTTAGGTCAATTTGGAGAGCAGTTAATTGCTTACGGTGTTGCAGCAGGAGCATTTGGAAAATTAAGCGTAGCATTGGCAGTTCCTGGAGCAGCAATTATTGCAGCACCATTAGCCATTGCTGCTGGTGTTGCTTTGACTGCAATCGCTGGAGTAATTGGAGGCTTAGGCAAAAAAGGAATGGGAGGCGGAGGAGGTGGAGGCGGTGGAGGTTCTGCTGGCGCCGGAGGAGGTTCTCAATTTACAGGTCTTGGCGCCCAAGGTGGATTATTTGCACAGAACAGAGATTTAAATGGCGAGTTAGTAGTTAGAGGCCAAGACTTAGTTTATGTATTTGGTCAGGCTAATAATAGAATAAACAAAGGATAAATGAACGATTATAGGTTATTGCTTGCCGTTCGAGAAGGTCTTGGTACGATTACCGTTAACGGAGTTGCGCCTGTGGAATTCTATACCGAAGGGGATACTTTGACAATTGCTGTAAGTCCAGATGCTGGATTTCACACTGCAAAATGGTATTCAAGTCCAGGTAATAGTTTAATCAGTTCGACTTTATCGTTTAGTTTTACTATGCCGTCAAACGACGTTAAAATGTACGTTGTTCTTACTGGTCAAAATACTCCGATTAACGATTACGGCTTAAAATATGAGGGGGGGTATGCTACTAACTACGGCGGCTTAGTTTGGAACTTACAAATTCTTAGAACTGGCTATTCAGGTGCCGTTATTCCATTACAGATTAACGATATTACATACAATTGGGGAAATACTGGAAATGATCCGATAGAGACAATTATTGGCTCGTCTGTTGACTTTACAATTGCTGGAGAAACTGGAGACTTTAACGAGTTTCTAGTTGGAGGAAATAGAACTTGGAAAGTAAACCTAAATCAGATTGGAACAAATGGAGATATTACCAACTGGCAACAAGTAACCAATACAAATAACTTTATTGGAGTTGCTTATGGAAACGGCATATTTGTAGCCACGAGATCAAACGGAGTACATTATTCTACTGATGGAATAACTTGGAATGCAACCAACCCAGTTGGATTCGTTGGAGGTAAAATCACATTTGGTAACGGATTATTTGTAAATGTTGGAATCTCAGGAACAGACGCAAAGGTTTTTACCTCAGTAGATGGATTTGTTTGGGATTTCAGACAGACTGTAAGCGGTGGAACGATGAGTTTCACTGACATTGAATATGCAGACGGAAAATATGTTTGGTTAATTCAAGACGCAAGTTCAAAGAAAGTTTATAATAGTACTGACGGAATAACTTGGACTTTAGGCTCCACCATTTCGGTAAGCGGCAACCTAACTGGAATTACTTACGGAGTTGGTACTTGGGTTATTTCTCTTACTGGTTCTCCAGGTACAATGCTAACCTCTTATGATGGTGTTACATTTGACAACCAAAGTACTGGTTTTTCAAGTTCAACTGTTTTCTACGCTGATGGAATTTTTACAACTGGTAAGCATTATTCTACAAATGGAATTGTTTGGAACGCTGCAACCTCACCAAATACTCCAGTTTCTATAACGTACGGAAATGACTATTTTATGGCCGTTACAGACACTGATTTAAAATACTTGTATTCTACTGACGGAATCAATTGGACGGCTGACACGCCACCAAATACGTCAAATTTTAAAGATGTTACATTCGGTGAAAATACCTTTGTTTCAGTTGGTAGCGGAGGAACAAACAGAATAAACTACCTTTTATTTGAAGGCCAAATACCTTTCTTTAGCGGTTACATTGCTCCGGACTTTATTACGTCTCCATTTACAAGTGGCCCTAAACTATTCTCTTTTACAGCAATTGATGGACTAAAAGGATTGGATGCAATTCGCTCAAACTTTACCTCTTGGCCTGACCCACGGACGCAAGCAATTTCTGGAATTATTGGCTCGCTTAACCAGTCTTTTGTTGAGCAGCGTCAAGTATTAGTTGGTTGCGAAATCCACGAGACCAGAATGGACTCGGACTTGAGCGTTTTCCGTCAATTTAACGTGCCACCAAATGCTATTTACACCGATGGAGAAGCCGCTAAGTTTACCAATGGGGTAAGAATTGAAAACGAGCAATTGTATCTAAAGGAAACAATCGAAAGGCTGGTAAATCCTTTCTTATGCCGCGTTTTCTTATGGAAAAACAAGTTTTATATTGTCCGATTAAACGAGTTAATTAAAACGGATTATAAGGCTTATACATTCAATCCTGATACATCAATTGAGGCAATAGAAACGATTGTAAATGGCGACGATATTAACGCGGATATTAACCGACCCGAAGAGACCGCTCGACGTGTCTTTACCGAGTTTAATGCTTACCTAAACCTTGGTATTTTGGACAAAGATTCTCAAGGCGGAGTTTTCGATGCTAAGTTTGAATCTCCAGAATGGAATCTAAATAGCGCCGCTTCGCCTTATCCAAATACCTACCAATTAAGTCTTTGGGATTACCATAATGCAATACCATCTTTGCAGCCCTCTAGCGTTCCAAGTGGAGGAACTGCTTTGGTTCAGTACGTTGCAGATTCAAGCGGTGAATATTGCCAAATTTGGACAACAACAACAACTGCTGGAACTAGCGACCCGAATTTGTCCTACATTTCAGCGAATACAAATAGCACAGGCGGAGCGATAACAATCGCACAAGAAACGGCTAATACTATTTCGTTGACATTTGAGTACATGGTTGAGCGAGTTGGTTCGGCTTACCCGATAACGCCAGGAAGCGGAACGCACGCGGTTGGCTTAATGATTAAAATTGGAAACCAGTATTTATTCAGAGACACGACAACGACATTTGATTGGACGGCAACGCCTACGGTTATGGAGTTCGCGGTTACCGCTGGCTCGGTTTGGAATAGTATCGCAATTAATAACGTTTTAGTCCCAGTAGACGGCGAGGTTGAAATTAGATTGCACCAACTTATTTGTAATGGCGGAACGGCTAACAGATACGTTATTCGTTACGATAACCTTTCTCTAAAGATTGAGAAAACAGATGGACTTTCTCTTTCTAAGTTGGGAGTCAAAGCGGTTACTGGCTCGCCTTACGCAAACGTGCATCCCGATTATAACACATACATCGGCGATGCAATTACTAGCAACTCGGCTTCTGCGATTAGGTTGATTAACGTTAATAATGAGGTATCAGAGGGTTGGAGTCGAGATGGAGTTGAGGACTTACCTTTGTTAGATATTATTGTGCAAGAATTGGCTAACTTGAAAGGTAGAACAAACTACAGAATTTTAGCAACTTTGGAACGTCGACCGATTGACCCATTCAGAGCGTTTTTATTTAATGAGCGTTATTGGGCTTTGGTTAGTTATCAGTTAAATTGCAGAACTGGAACGGCACAAATTGAATTGTACGATTTAGGAATTGAACCAACTACATAAATGGCAGACGTAAATATTAGCAAATACAGGGCGCAAGTTGTAAGGGAAGGGTCAAGACCAGCCTCGCCAGGCTTTGTGGTTAATGAAGGGCAGAATCCTGTTGACCCAGCTGGAAGCGGTCAAAACCATTTGCCAGTAACAATTGCGTCTGCTTCTACTGGTTTGGCAATTACCGACTCTCAGGTTTTAGGTGGCGCTGGAACTGTTGCGCAATACATTAGAGGCGATGGCTCATTGGCCGATTTCCCAGCAACTACGGGAGGCGGTGCGTCAGTTAGTTATTATTTAAACGGATCAGTAAGCCAAGGCACAATTGGTGGCGTTGCTTATCGTGAGGTTAACAGAAATCCAGTTTTCGGCGCTGGAACTGACATAAGTATAAGTTCAGACGGCTACATTGCCTCATTTATAACCGACGCTGGCGACCCAAATAAATTAGAAATTCCCGCTGGAAATTGGAACTTAGAAACCTATTTTAGCGCGTCAAGTAGTGGAGGCTCGCCGTCTTTTTATGTTGAATTGTACAAATACAATGGCTCAACGTTTACATTAATTGCATCTAGTAGCACGGCTCCTGAATTAATCGCGTTTGGAACTAATCTAAACCCATACTTTAGCACGCTAGCGGTGCCACAAACAACCTTGGCGTTAACAGATAGGTTGGCCTTAAGATACTACGTTAACACCTCAGGACGCACAATTACGCTGCATACAGAGAACAACCATTTATGTCAAGTTATTACAACTTTTACCACGGGTTTAACGGCTTTAAACGGATTGACTAGCCAAGTCCAATTCTTTGCGGTTGGGACTAGCGGAACGGACTTTGCAATTTCCAGCGCGACCGATACCCATACCTTTAATTTACCAACGGCAAGCGCGACAAATCGAGGCGCTTTGAGTGCAGCGGATTGGTCTACGTTTAACGCAAAGATGCCAGCCATTACTTTCAATGCTCCTTTGTTTATTGCAAGTGGCGGTGAGGTAGGTATTACTCAAGCAAGTGGCTCTACCAATGGATTCCTATCATCAACTGATTGGACAACGTTTAACAACAAGCAAAACGCTTTAACTAACCCAGTAACAGGAACAGGAACGACTAACTATTTGTCTAAGTTTACAGGCAGTACAACGATTGGGAATAGTCAGATTTTTGACAACGGTACAAGTGTTGGCATTGGTACAAATAGTTTAAAAACAGTTTCAAGTGGTTTTACATTAACAATAGGCGATGGTTCAACTCAAGTTCAACCTTATATCGCTTTATCAAGAAATTCGTTAGGTGGATTTTGGTCAGGAATAAGATGGTATGATGGAGATAATATAAAATCAGTAATTCAAGAAGATTCTGATTTTAATTTAAGAATTAGTACAAGTAACACAGAACGTGCAAGAATAACCAGCGGCGGCAACCTACTTGTCGGCACGACAACGGACGCTGGCTATAAACTAGACGTTAGTGGTACTTTGAGGTCTACTGGAAGAGCATTGTTAGGTAACTCAATGTTTATTGGTGAAGTTTCAGGTTCCTATTCAATTATTGAAACAACAGGAAGCAATGGGATTTGGTTAAGACCAGCTGGAGTTTCCTCACCTAGTGGAATGTTTTTAACCTCAGGCGGCAACGTGCTGATTGGAACTACAACGGACAATGGGGCGAGGTTGCAGGTTAGTGCAAATACTGGAATAACAATTGGTTCAACAAGTCGGGCATTTATAAGGCAATCAGCTGGTGGAGATGCTGAAATTGGAGCAGCTTTAAATGGACAATTATTTGTGTATTCTAATAATTCAATTGCATTAACATTTAGTGGCTCTGGCGCAGCTACCTTTAGCAGTTTAGGAACAGGAACGGTTTACTCAAATGGCGGAACGCTTACAAATACTAACCCATCTGACCTAAATTTAAAAACTAATGTTGCGCCAATAAATTACGGACTCGATGAAATCCTAAAACTAAATCCAGTTACTTTTGATTGGAAAAATGACACAATAAATCAAGGCAAGCAATACGGATTTATCGCACAAGAAGTACAAAAAATAATGCCTGACCTAGTTAAACAAGGCGAGTATTTAGGACTTGACAAAGAGGCAATATTTACAACTTTAGTAAAAGCAATACAAGAATTAAAACAAGAAATCGACACTTTAAAAAACTAATAAAATGAGACAAATTGAACCAATCCAAATTTGGAAAGATGGCGAGCAATTCGAAGCCATTTACCTAAACGCAACAATCGTAAACGACAACTTGCAAAGTGCTTGCTCGTTTTACTATTCGCTAAACGCTGGCGGACAAGGAACAGAGGCAATGCCAATTGTTATGGGGCAATTATTAACAGAGGGAAATATTCCGCTAGACGGCGAGAATTATTTGGCTTGGGATGGATCAAACGATTACGCGTTTTCCTATATTGCCGAAAAATTAAACCTAACCCTAGTTTAAACTTATGATTGTCAACCTAGCAATCGCCTTGCAAGACATTGAGGGCAACAAAATAACAAATGAAAACGGCGACCAAATGTTTTTGTCTAAAATGGTCGGAAATGCTTTGTTTAGCGCCGAGGAAAAAGACGACCCAATTCGACTTTACGAGTTGGCAAAGAAAATTTACTATTCTGAGGGCGACATTGAACTAAGCAAAAGCGATGCAGACCTAATTAAGGAAAAGGTCAAGGCCAAAGGCTTCACCGTGCTTGTTTTAGGGCCGCTTTACGAGGCTTTAAAGGAAAAGTAATGGTAAACCACCACCAACAATTTAGAGGGCTAGAAATAGCCCTTTTTTATTTGGTTTAAAATACTTTATTTTTGGTAAACGAATTAATTTAAATGCAATGCACCACATTCCTCCTTTTGAACAAGTCTTAGGCTTAGGCATAATTGGCACGCTTGCCTCGATTATTGATATGAACGAAAGCCTTAAATTTCTCATTCTGCTTTTAACGTTTGTAGGTTTAGTTGTGAAGTTGTGGGAGCAAATTAAAAAAAGCGAGTTTTTCTTAAAGGACATCCAAGGCATTTGGAGAAAAATATTTAAGAAGTAATGGCAAAGGCAGTACAAGCAAGTAAACCAACCTCATTTGGAAAAAGAAGACACGGCAAAGCGAAAAAAGCCTATTCCAAAAGTGAACAAAAGCCAAAAAAATATCGTGGACAAGGACGCTGAAAAATCAAAATATATCCGCCTAGGAATTTGGGCGGTTTTTTTAATTGTGGTGAGTGGTGTTGCCGCTTTCTTTCTACCTGAGCATTCTGTAGAGTCGTTTTTTGACCTACTCAAAACAATAATAACCAGCCTAATCCTATAAATGGAAGTAAAAAGAATTTCGAGGAATTTGCACCAAATCAATCTCGACCAAACTGAGTCCAAAATTGCTTTATTATCGGACATACATTGGGACAATCCTAAATGCGACCGCGAGAAATTAAAGCGCCATTTGGACTATTGCAAAGAGCAAGCCATTCCTATCTTTATAAACGGCGATTTCTTTTGTTTAATGCAAGGCAAGTACGACCCAAGGCGAAGCAAAAAAGACGTTTTGCCCGAACATAACAAAGCGAATTATATTGACGCAGTAATTGAGGACGCCGTGGATTGGTGGACAACTTACGCGCATTTGCTTACGGTTATCGGTTACGGCAACCACGAGACGGCAATTATTAAGAATTTGGAAACTGATCCTTTGCAGCGCTTTGTTGATTTGCTAAACTACACGAATAAAACGAGCGTTTTTAGTGGCGGTTATGGAGGCTGGCTTGTTATTAAAAGCCAAGTCGAAGGCAATACCTACATTTCTAAGATGCTTAAATATTTCCACGGGTCAGGGGGGGGTGGGGTCGTTACCAAGGGCGCCATTAACTTGACGCGTGCGCTTGAACTTTACGAAAATATGGACATCTTTATAATGGGCCACATTCACGAAAACGCCAGCCGTAACGACGCAAGGGATACCGTACAATATAACCCAGGTAAGCATTGCCACGAGATTGTGCAAAAGCAAATCCATTTGGCAATTACTGGCTCTTATAAAGAAGAATTCGAGGACGGCTTTGGAGGATGGCACGTTGAACGTGGCGCCCCTGTTAAACCAACTGGCGGCCGAATTCTAACCTTAGACGCAAATCGAATTAGAAGCCAGCAAAATGACTATTGGGAAATGCTGGTTGATTCTTGTAAATTTCCGATATGAAACTTTCTACCAACTTTAGCCTCGACGAATTTGCTAGCGCTGACGGAACGGCGCCAAGCGGTGAAGTGCTTAAAAACTTGACCGAATTGGCCAAGAATTTGGAGGTTTTGCGCAAGCATTTGGGCCAGCCTATTCGCATAACGTCAGGCTTTAGATCTAAGGAACACAACGCAAAAATCGGAGGCGCTTTAAATTCGTTCCACGTTTTAGGAATGGCGGCCGACATCCAAGTTGCAAAGATCAAACCTGAGGACGTTGCAAAGGCGATTGAATTGTTGATAAAAGAGGGCAAAATGAAAGAGGGTGGAATTGGAATATATAAAACGTGGACGCACTATGACCACAGAAACGTAAAAGCACGCTGGAAAATATGAACGGAATATTAGAATTTAACTTGCCTGAGGAAAATGAGGACTTTGAAGCCGCATTAAATGGGCATAAATATAAAAGAGCGCATTGGGAATTTAACCAGCGTCTGCGTTCTGAGATGAAGTACAAGGAACTTTCTGAAGATACTTACCAGGCTTATAAATTTTGCCGCGAAGAATTAAGAAAAATATTAGCAGAGGACAATTTATTTATCGAACAATAATGCCATTACCTAAGCCAAAACCAGCCGAAAGCCAAAGCGATTTTGTCGCTAGATGTGTAGCCGACCCAGTAATGGAGCGTGAGTTTCCGCGTATGGATCAGCGATTAGTAATTTGCTACGTTCAATTTAAAGGCAAAAAATGAGACAATTACTGGACGACGAGCGCATTCGCATTGCAATTATTTCGTTTTTAATAGGGGTTGTTTTAACCTTTGTCGTTTATCCAAAGCCTGAGTTTGAAACGGTTTACAAAACCAAAACTGAGCGATTGACCGATACGCTTTACATCACCTCAACCGATACGGTTTACATTCCAAAAACTAGGATTAAAACCGAAGTTTTACGCGATACAGTACTAATCGATTTTAAGCCACAAATAAGCCGTTTTAGGGCTACTTTCCCAAGCGACTATGGTAATACCTACATTAATGGAGAAGTCCTCGGAGAAGTGCTTAAAATGACCGCTACGAACGATTTTAAAATACCAGTCGTGACGAATACAATAACCGAGACAAAAACCGAGACAATTGTTGTAAAGCCTAAAGGAATTTATATGGGGGGTGGGGTTAATTCATTGATCCAGCCTAGCGCGTCAGTTTCTTATTTGGACAACAAGTATTTGTTTACTTACCAATTCGAACCATTGCAAAAAGTGCATCAAATCGGAGTTTCTAAAAAGATTTTTTGAGTGTAAAAAATTGTAAAATTTACCTTTGTTATTCGGTTGTTATCCGAGTTATCCGCTAATTTTTAGCAATACCAGGTAACCGATTAAATCGTTTACAACGTCTTCGTCGTCTTTTTCCAATGATCCGTTTTTAATTCGCTTTAGTTTGTCGTCAATTCTAACAAGTAGGCCCTCTTTTGCGGACAACTTACTGAAGACACCTAGAGGCTCAAGTGCTGAGTTTCCGTATTTCTTATTTTTATAAACCAGTAGGTCTTTAATCTCAATTAAGACTTCTGAAACTTGTTCATCAAATGTCATAAGTGTATTTCTGTAAATTTAGTCCATCATAAGGCTAGAGTCATAATCAATGTTATGAACCCTAACCAAAAGGTAAATTGTTTGATTTTATTTAAAGAATCTTTTGATAACACTTTCTTTCTGCTCCTTATGTAGGTAAAGTTTCTGTCTGATAATTTCAATCAACTCAATTGCTATGTGATTATCAATCTTAGTATTACTTTTTAGATTGTCAATAACTAGTTGTCCTGTTTCAGTATCGACATAGAAGTTCATATCTTCAATGCTGTATTTAATCATTTGTAGTTGTGTATTAAGTGTCTTTGAATTAATTCTAACTTTAGTATATACCTAGGATTCTGTAGGAGTTCACTAAGTCTTGGTTCGGATAAACCGCAGAAGTAGTTATAGAAGATATCTCCTGCATCCGGATGGTCTTCCATTTCCATATCTGCTTTGATTCCATTGCGTTCACAGAACACGCAAGATCGGACTGCTCTTTTAATCTGTTCCTTTGAGTATTTCATCAATAATGATGTTTAAGTAAGTCATGAAAATAGCAAGTACCAATGCAAACATTCCTAAAGACTTAGAAATTAAATATAGGCAGGTCATAAAACCCAAGGCTACATTTATAAATTTAAGTAATTGAAAAAGACTCTTTTTCATTTCGGTGTAAATTTAATTGGATGTGATATTTCATTTCCATTGAAGTCTAGTAGTTTACCATTCATTTCAAAGTGTACTTCCATATGTTTATTCTTATAATTCTGAATAAGCAACTTTATTTTGTCTTGAACATCTTCAATGGAGAGAAACTCTCCATATCCGATGTCTTGCCAATCTGTGTATTCGTTAAAATTATTGATAAATCTACGTTTGAGAATAAATTTAGAATGGGAGGTCGTTGCTTTCTTTCTCGGCATACTGATCTTTAGATTGATGTGCTTGCTTTTTCTCTATTACCATTGCTGGTTTACCATCAGACCAAAATACTTTGCCGGAGCCTGTCCAGAACTTAGGTTTTTTAGCCTCTCTGTCCTCTTTTGTCTGAGATACATAGGATTGAACATTCTGTCCGTAATCGTTAGCCTCATCGTTCATAGAGATGGTTAATGAGACTCCTTTCAGACCTTTTGCCTTTACTGTGCTAAGTAGGGTTTCTAGTGTTTCCTGCTTTAGGAAGATTTCTGATAAATTTGCCATTTTTTTTTAATTGTTTTTGGTTTGTCTTGTAATATTAAGTTATTGATTTATTGGATTCAAGAAAATTCTGATATTTTTCATAGAAGTCAGCAAAGTTTTTTACTATCCAGTACTGACCTCCAGACTTTTCAATTGCTTGTTGGTAGACTTTCTGGTCTTCAGACTGCCTGTCTCTGCCTATCTTTACTTCTATCTTTACCGACCTTCCAAGGATTGTAGCAGAGATATCTGCTGATCCTTTTGTTGCTGTAGACTTTCCCCAAGTCATAGAACCGATAGTCTTGGTTCTGCCTAAAACATCTGTTACTTGCTTTCTGTTGTCGATAGGTCTGCCCATAGTATTTATTCGCTCTGCTTGATATCCACTAAGTTCTAGAAACTCCTTTACGCACTTGGTAAGTCCATTGGCTGTCTTATCCTCATACTTTGGTGCTGAAATAGCATACTTAGGCACATTAGGATAGGATTCTAGCATCGAGTCTTGCTTGAGTTGTTTAAGAATTTCTAATGGCTTCATATTGTTCGATTGCTTTGAATATCTGGTAGACTACCTGAGGTACTACTGCGTTCCCTCCGGCTTTGATTGATTCGTTTCTCCATTTAGAAAAGGTAATAGAGTCCAGTCTGTTGGAAAGCCCATCATCTCCATTACAAATTGGGGCGCAAGTTGGGAATTTTTCCCATCTACTGAATTCATTGTTGCCCAACTCCCCAAATCGTTTTTTTCTCCCCTTCCTCTTTTTATCAATGCTTCCCTGCTGCCGCTCCCCAATCTGTCCGATGCAGTTGGAGTTGGTAGCATCGATTGAAACATTATCGCATCCAATATACTGTTCGGCCGATTTGCTCCATTGTTTCTGCTTAACATTTTTGTTGCTCCAGTTTCTATTAAAGCCTCCACTCGTTCTGGGTGATTCCTTTGAACTGATGTCGGAGTCGGTAGCATTCCTGAATAAAGGATTTGACTCAGTAGGCAATTGTATTTGTTGTTCGGGTGAGGTGATTGATTCAATCCCTTTTCTGTCCTTTTCCTTTGTCTCGACTGGTATTCTTGTGGAGTTTCTGCTATCTGCACAAGACTTGGAGTAAGCAACAAACCAAATTCGGTCTCTTTTGTGGGGGGCGTTGACGCTTGCAGCAGGAAGTAGAAACGGTGAGACTTCGTAGCCTTGAGCCTCCAAGTCAGCCTGCACCTCGTCGAATACCAACCCTCCATTCCAATTAGTAAGCCCGCGAACGTTTTCGCCCACAACCCAGGTCGGTTGAATCTCTCGAATTGCTCTAAGCATCTCTGGCCATAAATGGCGCTCGTCTTCTTTTCCGAGTCGCTTCCCAGCAGATGAGTACGGCTGGCAGGGGAATCCGCCTGTAAGGATGTCAATTGTTCCTCGGTGAATAGTGAAATCTGTCTTGGTGATATCATTGTATGTTATTGCTTTAGGCCAGTAATATTTTAAAACTTTTTGTCCGAACTCATTCCATTCGCAATGGAATACGTTTTCCCAACCCATCCATTCTGAGGCTAAATCAAAACCTCCAATTCCGCTAAATAATGATCCGTGTCTCATACTAAAAAGGCAAATCAAAAGCCTCTAAATGCAATACTGGAGTCTTATAGTCTGTTCCAAACCTGCTTAGGTATTGAAATGCGAGTACCCTATTATCTTCTCGCATTTTTAACCAAATCCCTTGAGTATAGGTCTTGTCATATTCTCCAGGTCTTTCTTCCATAAATTTATCCCAGAATACATCAAATGGGATTTGTGATACTTCGTCTAGTGCTTCAATCATTTCTTTAAGTGTTTATAAATAGTGGTTCTACTAACATTTAGTAATTCTGCCAACTCAGATCGGTTAAAATCTGGAATTGTCTTATAAATCATATCGATTTTCTTTTCTATAGACTCATTTTTCATCGACCGAATAATCTCACTAAGTTCATTGGACTCTAAACTGCTTACCTTAATCTTCTTAGACATTGCAATGAAGTAGTTACTTAACTTCTCTGCTTTTAGCAATGATTCCTTAGTAACAAAATCAAAATCTTTACCTGTCTCGAATGACCATAGAGTATTAATCAACAGAGCAAATCTTGGTACATAGGCCTTCTGCTTACTCAACATCGATTTCACATATTCTGAGATATCATCAGAGTTCTGCAAATCGGTGATGTTATTAAATATACGCTCCCACTCAATATCTGCTTGGCTATCGAATCGAATAATTCTACTTTCAATCTCTCCAAACTTATTGTACTGCAAAACTTGATTTCTTACAAGGTTATAGAACTGACTAATGTAAGCCTCGTACCAATCCAATATTTCTTGGTCAATCGAGTTCTTATTGTAATGCTCAATCTCTTTGTCCGGATAACTTACAAGCAATCGATCTAAAAATCCGTTGTCTTTGTTTTCCATTGTGGAAATCTGAGAAAATATTCCAGGTTGTATACCACCTAGCACCGGAATCAATGGACTTTGAACAAAACTACTTTTTGCAGTCTTACGAGTTAGAATTGCTGCTTGATTAGACCAGCAGGACAACCAGAACTCGAGATCAGAACCTGGCTTATACTTATTCATATCCTTAATCCAACCATTTAGTTCATCCTTGAACACTGCAATCCCTACTTGGTTTTCTTCGTGCAAATCCGCCAAGGCTTCAACTGTAATGTCATTAACAATCAATTGCTTTCTTACTGGCTCCTTAACTTCCTCAACATCTTTCTTTTCTTTTGATGTCAATCGCTCGTATTCCTTGTATTTCTTATACTCATTCTGAAAGTGCTTAATCTCAAAACTGTTTTTCTTAGCAATTGGAAATATAATGGCATTTATACTAGGTGTTTTTCCTAATCCAGCCTTACCAATCAAGCCAATCCAAATGTTGCAAGATTCTCTCCAACCAGTTTTTACCTCTACCTTGCAAGCGTTACCGATGCATAGTGAAAGAAGCCAAAGCAAGGAACATCCCATATAGTCGATAGAATGATTAAGTGTTTTCTGATTTAACAGAATATAACTCTGTATTGAGTCTGGAAACACATCAATCGGAAATATCAAGTCTTCCTTTGGAATCTCAATCTTCTCAATCTCTACTTTTCGAATTTTACGTTCTCCGTAGCCTTCCTTGTAAAGTTCCTTAGCAGCCAACGAGAAGTCTCCATTAAAGTACTTGTAGGCATAGATAGCAAATGGAGTTAAAGGTGTTTCGTGAGGATAGATTGTTGCAGTAGTAAATAGGTAACATAAACCTGTATCCTTGTAGATAAATCCGTGCAAAGCATCCTTACTTTCTGACTTGCGTAGAACTATTCGGTCAGATAGGTGCTTAATGGCCATAAATTCGCCTTGTAAAAGGTCAATTGCCTTGTTCCTATGGTTATAGTCATCCCAAGGAGTTAAACCGCTGTAATCGCCTTCTTTTGGCTTTATTTCCTCTGTCTTTTCCTCGTAATGAAAATACTTACATAGATTTATCAACAGATCACGTTCCTCTAGAGTAATTTCTTGAATCTGCTCATAAGATAATTCACTTACCTGGTTGTCGTAGATGTAAATATATCCGCCAGTACCTCTAGTTTCAATTAAAGCCTGAGAATGCCCCTTGAGTGTAGCAAGTTTTCTGTTTCCCTCTACCTTAGAACATCTATAGATGATGTGGTATCCGGAGTTAATGGTTTTGTAGATTACGAACTTTCTAGCAAAATCATCTATGTAATCTGAAACGAATGCTATAAACTCATTCCAAAATTTCTTACCCTCTTGTACACTAGGAAATACTTTTAAGTCGATGTCTATACATTCAGTACCATAAAATCCTGTAATAATACCATAACCCTTGGTTTTAGACTCTAGCCTTTCTAACTCGGCTTTTTCTATCTTTTTTGTCTGGTATTCTTTCCATAAAATCAAAGGTTTTTTACCCTCAGATATTGGCATTACACTGAAACCTGAGTTCAGTAAGTTAATTGCTCTTCCTAATGTTACGTTCATTTTGTTTTTACAAAGTTTTGAAAAATAGGGGGGGGGTAGGGTATTTTTTGGCTGTTTTTGGCAAAAAAGTGTACACAAGTTTACACTAAGTTTACACTAGGTGTAAACCCCCTAAAAGTGCTTACACGCTTTAATTTGACCGATTTTTGCCACTTTTTTGACTCAAGTTTACAAGTTTACACTTTTTTTCGTAATGTATTTTTTTTTGACTCGATAAAATTTATTTTTTTTTATTTTTGTCAAAAAGTGTTCAAAGTGTTCACTTATTGCGTTTGGAGCCAATGGAGGCTGATTTTGGTTTACACTTAGGTGTACACTTAGTGTAAACTAGTGTACACCCCAGTTCTGATCTTTCTGACCCAATACTGAACTTGTCCATATGGTACTTCTAACTTGTAAGAAATGTTAGCGATTTTATATCCATCCTTCCATAAACGTTCTACTTCTCTAAGATTTTTTATGGTTATTCCTTGACGCCTACGAAAAGTAGTCAACTTAATCAAATCACAGATTTGATAATGTTTTAATCCAGTACGCTCAGAGATTTGCTTGTAGGGATAATCATTTTTATACATTTCAATCACCAGATCGGCTTGCTTATAATGTTCTGAGGTATACTTAGACCGCTCATTTTTCTTTAGGTAATCTTTGTAGAGATAATTGTTTACCAAGTGTTTTGAAACCCCTACAAAAGTGGCTATGTTTTTATTTAAAATCTTTAACTTATATAGCCTTACTATTTCGTCTTTCTGTTGCTGTGTTAGTGATGTCATTTCTTTTCGTAGGTTTCGTTGTAGTATCCTTCTCCATCTAAGAATTCACCATTAAATATACCTTCCCAATAAGCATCTTCAATCTGCTCCTTTTCCATTTCTATTGCTTTAAGAAATAAACTTGCTAAACTTACTTGATTTTCAGGCTTTATAAATTCATCAAATAGCCATTTTACTGCTGTCTGTTTCATCCGTAGTTTTCTCTGTAGTATTGTTCGCCTGTCAACCAATATTCATAATTTCCAGCAGTTTGAGTTTTCTTTAATTGCTTTCCGTGAGCCTCAACTATCTGCTGTCTTTCCATTTCCTTAGCATCTATTAAAAATTTATACCAGGTAAGTTTGTCTTTTGGATTATCCCATAATTTCTGAAATAAGAAATCTACTGCTGTTTCTTTCATAGTTCGTTTTGTTCTTTTGTGTTTACAAATTTTTTATTGCTTAAATCTTGTTCTTCCTGCAGAGAAATAAATTTATCGCAGTACTCATACTCAAAAGGAGTTTTGATAAAGTAGAACTGATAGTAATTTGGAATTGCACAATATCTGTAGCATTTACTTCTGATTGGACAATCTATTCCCTCGCACATAGTTACATCGCTCATACCAGTAGTTGTTTAACGTACTCACGACATTCTAATACCTTAGCCTTAGCAGATTCAATCACGTTCGAATCATAATCAATGTTAAATTCCTTTATTCTGTACTTGTTTTCCACGTGCGAGTAACTTACCGGTTCCTCATAAGTTAAATAGTCTGGAGTGTCCTGAAGTGTGTAAACCAATTTGGCCTTTTTTAAGCCCGTCAGATGCATATAAACTTGCAGTTGATAGAAGTACCCATTGTCAGGCTGTTCGTCGAACAGAGGGAATGTAAAGCAGTCCCACGAGGTTTTAAAATCGTATACTACTCCTTCGTGTAAACAGTCTGGAGTTCCAGTAAAGAAATCATCTTCAAATTTATCCAGGTTTTTAATCATAAAACTCTGATCCATTGCAATAGAATAAAATTCAATCGCCATATCTTCCAAGGCTAATCCTTTTTGGATGTACTTGGACTTGATTTGCTTTTTTACTCCGTAAATCTGCTCTTTGTACCAATCTTCCAGGTAACTTTTTGCAGTTTGGGATAAAGTTTCGTTTTTACTGCGTGCGCTGGTCATCAATTGACCAAGCGCACTTGCTCTGCATTTAAAGTTCACGATAATAGAAGTTTTTCGTTTTGTGATGTTAAAATGTATACCGACTTAATTTGCTCCATTGAAACTTTGCCATTTGCCAAAGAATCCTTGGCTCCTTGCCACTTGACGTGAGCCGGAGTTAATTCCTCTTTTTTACCACCGTGATCGTTGGTTGAATCTGGGTCTTTTGTATCATCTATGAGGAAAAGACCGTTAAGCGCGTATTTTCGAGCATAACTAGACGACGAGCCGAAACTTTGAGCCACATCCATACCTTTTCGATTTACGTCTATCCCGGCCTGCGCAGTAACTGCTCTACCTTCCATATCTTTTTGAATTGCAGCAGTAGATTCTATGAATACAATACCACCTACTTCTTTGACTTCGTCTTCGATAGTCAAGGTACATTCGTACTTTAGAAGCAATGGCTTCAAAGCCTCTAAAATATCTTCAACAGATCGGTACTTATACTTCCCGAAGGCGTTAAACTGGTTCTTTGGAGCCTTTAACTCCGATTGGATTGCAATTAGTTCTTTCATTTTGTGTTTGTGTTTTTTTAAAGTGTTTTACTTAGAAAAAATAGGGGGGGGTGGGGTATATTTTTCTAGCGTCTTAATTTCAGCATACCTAAAGTTGAATTGATCCCAATACAACTCAAAAGTGTTTGCTATCTTTTGTTTTACACTACGTTCTAAATCACCGTAGTTTTCCAAAATCCATTCGTTTATTCTATGCTCTACCATTTTCTATCCATTCTTTTGATACAAATACTATCCATTGGTTGCCTATTTTTTTAGGCGCTTGAGTCCACTCTGAAGGAAATATACCTGATCTGATAATCTGGTGAACTCTAGTTGATTTTTCGCTATAGCCTTTAAGTACTCCGTACTCTGTGGCTGACATCATTTCGTAAAGCATTTTGTAACTTCGATTTCTAATTGTTCAATAATAAAAGGATCAAGAATTGCACAAATCGTGCGGTAATGGTCAGAGAATTTTTCGGTTAGGGAATCGTAAATGTCGAAAGTGATTGATTTTCCACTACCGAAATAAAGTTCTAAAGCGATTCCGTCATTTTCAAACGACTCCAGTTCTAAGGTTAATCCTGACTGGTCTAAGCAGTAATAATGATCTTTTAACATTTTTTTGTTTGTTTAGTGTGATGTAAAATTATAATTTGTTGTAATGCAATGCAAGAGAATTGTAAAATTTATTTTTGTTTTCCACTAGCGGTAATTTTTTTGTTTTACTGGTTTTATTTTCCACTACCGATTTCGTTTTCCACTACCGCGTTGCAAATTTCGTTTTCCACTACTGGTTTTATTTTCCACTACTACCTAGGATTTCGTCTAGGTTTTGGATTTCGTCTAGGGTTTTATATTTCCACTAGGTATTTAGATTTCCACTACTGGTTTTAATTTCCACTAGATCGCGGCCTTGTTTCTGTTTTCTTCTACTAATTAACCGCGCAAATTTACAAGGCGTTTAAATTTTAGAACTGGTTCTAACTGGTTCTTTTTTTTGTTTTCGTCTACTAGTTTGGATTTCGTCCACTACTTTTGTTTTATACTACTGGTTTTATTTTCCACTATGGATTTTAATTTTCCACTAGGTATTTGGTTTTCCACTACGCTCGCGCGCTTGGTTTATTTGGCTATTTTTAAGCCCATAGACAAACGATAAATTTTTACTAGTGGTAATATATACGCGAAAATTTAAACGTCTTAAAACGCCGTTATTTTTTGCAGGTTGTACGCGACGCAATCTAAACCGTACTCAATCGAATAACCTATTTTAAATAAGTCGTTTTCAAGTCGTATTAAGTTCGTGTAGTTTTGTTCCTTGGTTAAATAATGCGCTAAAATAGCCCGCAAGTTAGCGGGCCAAAGTTCAGGGAATTCGAATAAATCTTCCATTTTTGTTTGTGTTTTAAGTTAGTAATAAAGAGAAGCCACGGCGGGAAACGATTCCGCCCAGGTTCCAAAGTGGCTTTATTAACCGCCGAAAATTACGCCTAACGAAATCGGGGTAAAATGAAATTCAAAATAAAAATCTGAACTAGGGTAAAGATTTCTAGCGAGTTCTAATTTTTCGGGCGTGTTTTCAATATTTGCGCGAAGTACGGAAAAAGAGCGGCTTTTCAGGGCCGCGATAGAATGAACAGAGAATAAAGGCGTTTTCATTGTGTTTTCGTCTATTGAATTAAATCGATTTTACTAAATTTACGGTCGCTTGAATGTCGTAAGACTGGAATACAATACAGCCTCCGAAATCCTTCCCTCGGTAAACTTTCCCGCCTATTTTTCTAGACTTTTTTACCACTAGGTCGAATTTTTCTAGAATAGTAAGGCCTTCGCCTTCGCCGTCTCTAAGTAGGTCGTAAAAATGTACCACGTATCGAGGATTTCCGTTTATGTCGTTATTTATTCGTTTCATTTTATTGAGCGTTTTGTATTGTGTATACTTTTTGTCTGGATAATTCGTAATTTTTAAAATCCCAATTTCTAGGAACATTTAGGCCAAATAGCTCGCTAATTTCTTTAATGTCGCTTATCAAGTTGTTAGCCAAATAAAAATTTACCGTACTTTTGCGGGCGGTCAACTGCTTTGCCAAATATCCCTCAGCCTGTTCCGTCATTACTTTGATAATTGTCGGTAATTGATCCAAGTCAAAAACACGCGGCAAAGGAACTCTAAAAACTTTTATATTGTCTGGGATTGCGTTCCATAGTTCCGAGCAATGCTTTGCAGTCGTTGGGCTGTAATATCTTGAATTTACAAAACAAACTTTTTCGCCGTTGTTAGCCGTTACAAACTTTGCTCCTATGTAGTGATAACCGTAGGAATAGGCCGTGCTATATTCAAAAAACATTGACTTTGTGCGGCCGTGTGTTTGTGATTGAATCGCAAAAGTTTGGGCCAATTGATTGTTTGAATTAAAAACCGTTTTCATTTCGTTTGTGTGTTTAGTGATTAATATCTAGTTCCTAAATGCTGGTTCAATTCCTCGATTGATTCGAAGGCGAATTCGTCGTCGTTATCGAAGTCATAAACGTAAAATTCAACTGGTTGACCGAACGCGCTTGCAATAGTAACGCCGTTTTCCAAGGCTATATAAACGTTTCCGCTGTTTAGGTTAAAGCCTTCCTCCATTATATCTTCGCCTGCGAAGTGTTCAGCGTACGCGGCCCAAACGATTGATTTTGATCTGGCATCTGAGTAGGAAAATGATGTCTGGTTTTGTGTGTGTGTGTTCATTTTTTTTAGTGTTTAGTGTTTAAAATAAGATAGGTAGTAAATATCCGCAATCAATTAAAACGGATAAGACTAAGGCCTGCAAGGTTTCTACCTTTGTACCTTTGAAGTTTGGGAGTACGATTAGTGTTATCATTTTAGAGTAGTTTAAGGCCTAACAAGTAACCTAGAAAAAATATAGGCGTAAATGCCAGGATAAAATATAGAATAGTTCCAATTACTTTAACTGTTTTTTTCATATTAGTACCCGATAGCGTCCAACTGTATGCCGTAAAAAATACCCGCGATAATTACCACGGCCATAATACCAAACGCGATAAGGTTTGCTTTTGTGTTATCGCTCATTTTGCTTGCTGTGGTGTTTGTGTTTGAAGTTGTCATTTGTGTGTGTGTTTAGTGTTTGTGATTGTTTAGTAAATGTACAAAGTTTTGTAAATGTATGCAAGTAATTTGGTAATTTTTTTTACTTTTTTTTATTTATTTTTTCGTTTAAAATATTTGGAACTTTATCCAATTCGTTTTCGAATATTTCAAGTAGTGGTTTCATTTTTATTTTGTTTTGCCTTCCAATAAATCCTCAGCAAAATAGTTTGCCATTCTAACCCAATCTTTTTTGGTTGAATTATTATAGCCATCAAAATGAATTGGAAATCCGTTTCTATAAATATTTATTCCCCAATATTTTGAAGTTCCGTTATTAATACCAAATTCATAAAAATTTCCATTTACAGTGATTGATGCTTCGTAGTTGTGTGCTTTGCCTTTTTTGAATTTTAGTACCTTTTCCATTTTGTCCTTTGTTTTAGTGTTATTGTTTACCAAATGTACAAACGTTTGTAATTATGTGCAAGTATTTGTAAAAATATTTTTTATTTTTTTTTATTTTTTTTCAATTACCTTTAGGACTGAATAAACAGTTTTTATCACTTTTGCAAACCTTTGTAAACTATGGGACAAAACGGAGGCGCTAGGCCTGGCGCTGGTCGGAAGCCTAAAATATTAGAAATCAAGTTAATTGAACAAATGGACGCGCTCGCAGTCCCCGAGCAAATTTGGAACGCGCTTTTATTTAAATGCCAGCAAGGCGATACCCAAGCGATTAAACTTTGGCTGTCTTATCGTTTTGGATTGCCAAAGCAGCAAATTGACGTAACTACGAATGGTGAAAAAATAGCGCCTCCTATTCAGTGGATTGGGAAAAATATTGCGATTGAAGCGGCAAAGGTGATAAATGAGGAAGACGAACTAAACGAAATTTAGTAAATGATCAACCTACTTGAGGATTATAAACCGTTATTTTACGAGCAGCCAGAAACCAGGTATTATTTAATTACTGGCGGCCGCGGTTCGGGCAAAAGTTGGACGTTGGCGCTGTTCCTTCTTAATTTAACGTATCAAAAAGGACACGTGATCTTGTTCACGCGATATACCTTAGTTTCCGCGTTTATTTCGATTATCCCCGAGTTTTTAGATAAAATTGAGATAATGGGAAAAGTTAACGACTTTGAGGTAACTCAATCCGAGATCATTAATAAATTAACAGGATCAAAGATTCTATTTCGTGGAATCAAAACAAGTTCAGGCGTTAATACTGCGAATCTTAAATCAATCGCTGGCTTATCAACTTGGGTAATTGATGAAGCCGAGGAATTAACCGATTCAGACGTTTTCGATAAAGTCGACTTGTCAATACGAGCGAAGGAAAACTACAACCGCGTTATTTTAGTAATGAATCCGGCTTATAAGTCACATTGGATTTACAAAGACTTTGTAAAAAAGAAAAGAAAGGATACTACCTACATTCATACAACTTACCTCGATAATAAAGAAAACTTAAGCGATTCGTTTATACAGGCCGCGGAAAAAACCAAACGAGAGAATCGCGCGCGATATGAACACCTATTCCTTGGTACTTGGTTGGATGACGCCGAAGGAATGCTCTGGAATCGCGCGATTATTGGAAAAGCGCGAATAGATGAAGCGCCGAACCTTTCTCGAATTATAGTCGCAATCGATCCCGCGACGACTGCAAATATGAATAGCGATGAAACTGGCTTAGTAGTCGTTGGAAAAGACAGCGAAGGTTTTGGATATGTGTTGGAGGATTTAAGCGGCAAATATTCCCCGAATCATTGGGCAAAGGTTGCAACGGATGCGGCGTTTAGGTGGAACGCGGATTGCATAGTAGCCGAGAAAAATCAAGGCGGCGATATGGTCGAAGCCGTATTGAAATCTCAAGGAACTAATTTCAGGATTAAGTTAGTAACGGCAACAAAGGGAAAATATGTGAGAGCAGAGCCAGTTTATTCGCTTTATGAGCAAGGCCAAATATTTCACGTTGGAAGTTTCCCTATTTTAGAATCGCAAATGGTAACCTTTGATCCTGACAAAGGGAAAAGCCCTGACCGCGTAGATGCGCTTGTTTGGGGATTAACTGAATTAATGGTAAAAAATAACTTTGAATTCTCAATATGAAAAAAGAAACTATTGCCTCGCTTATTTTGATGTTTATCACTTACATTTTAATTGTTTTTGTAACGTTGGATTTTAGCGTTTTGAATTGGCATTGGAGCGCTCGCGCCGTTATGGTTGTAACTTGGTTTTACGGAGTTACATTTTTAGAAAAGAATAAATAAGTATATTTGTCTAAACGAATATAGGATGGTACTAAGTGCGCTAAGAAATTACCTTGCTCCAACGATTGTTGAGGCTCCAAAGGGAACGGATGCAAATCTATTAAATAGGATGCTATACGGCCAATTTACGGCTTCAACGATGGTTGTATGGTACGATTCAAACCAGCAGACATTTATTGACAAAGGTTATAAAGGTAATGCGCTGGTATATTCTATAATTAGAAAAATAGCGGAAAAGGGCAAGCAATGCCCTACTTATGTTTATAAGGAGACTGAAGCGGCTAAGAAATACATAGGAAGTAAATACAGTGCAAAGGAGTTGAATAGATGGCAAGGGATATCCTTGAGAAAAAAGGAACTGCAAGAGGTTAACTATTCTGATCCTGTAAGCCAATTGATTAAGAATCCAAATCCGATGCAAACTTGGAGCGAGTTTTTGGATGCGATGTTAACTTGGTACAACACTAGCGGAGAAATCTTCATTTATGGATTTTCTCCAAATGATGGTTTGAATAAGGGCAAGATTAAGGAAATGTATGTTATGCCTTCAAACTATGTTGAATTAGTTGCTGGTAACTTGTTTCAGCCTGTAAAGGGTTATAAGTTGATTATTGGGGATCAGAACATTGAGATTCCTGCAAATCAGGTTTTGCACATTAAGAACACGAATCTTACTTGGGATTTGAATGGAGCGCAACTGAGAGGAATGCCTCCTCTGTTGCCAGGTTTAAAGACATTGCAGGCAAATAACGAATCGACTGAGGCAAAGCAGAAGACTTTTCAGAATGGAGGTGCTAAAGGCATTATTTCTCCAAACGTAAATAATCCAGAGTTTTGGCCGTCTCCAGATCAGCGTGCTAAGATGGATGAGCGGATAGATGAGAGGATAAACGGTAATAAGAACTTAAATAAGATTGTTGCAAGTTCTATTCCGTTGCGATACGATGCGATTGGATTATCTCCGGTTGCGATGGATATCATTAACTCTCAGAATATGGACTTGCAGACGCTTTGCGGTTTGTGGGGAGTTAATCCTGTATTGTTTACTTCAAACGCTACATATGCCAATTTGGAGGGCGCTCAAAAGGCTTTGGTTACCGATGTGATTATGCCACAACTTCAAATGATTGAGGAGAAGTTTACACAATGGATTGGTGAGTCATATGGAATGGATTATGTGATTGATTTCGACATTTCCAGTTTTAGTGAGTTACAACCAGACGTAAAGGTTATTTTGGACACATACGGAAAGTCTCCTTACTTTACTGGTAACGAAGTCAGAAGTCTATTGAACTGGGAAGCGAGCGAAGACCCAGCAATGGATGTACATTGGATTCCTAGTAACGTGATTCCAAGTGAGGAGGCTTTAGGAACTGCTGCAACGGACTTTGTGGATTTCCAAGCATAAGGAATGAGAAAAATTAATTACTCCAAGGTTAGAAGGTCAGCACAAGCAGACTTGAAGAGATACGAGCGCATTGGGGTAAAAATATTTACTGAGGCATTAAGAGAGCAAGCAAAGCCAGTTGTTCCCTTGTTGCCGATGCAAGAGGCTTATATAAAGTTTTATCAGACTGTATTTGTTGATTCTGCAACTAAAGAGTTTAATAGAATTCGTCAAGATAATCGAGAGAAGGCTTTTCTGCCGGATGATTTTTTTCTTAGCGCTTGGCTTGAGTTTATAAAGAATTGGGTAATTCTGAATTTAGGGCAGTTAATATTTGATGTAACAGATACTAGTCAGAAAAGAGTTAACGAGATAATTGCTCAAGGTATTCAAGATGGATTAAATCCAAGACAGATTGAAGAATTATTGATTCAGCAGATTCCTGACGTAAAGCGAGCGAGAGCCATTGCTAGGACTGAATCCACAAGAGCATATAATGAAGGTAAGATGAAGTCTGCAATTGATTGGGCAAATCAGACTGGAACTAGACTTTGGAAGATTTGGATTCACGGAGGAGCGAAAGAGCCAAGGATTCAGCACATACAAGCGCAGAATAAACCGATTAGAGCAGATCAGCCATTTGTGTTCTTTACAAATGGTGTTCAAGTATTAATGGACAAGCCTGGTGATTTAAACGGTGGAGCCGCTCAGACCGTAAATTGCAGTTGTGTTGTGGTTTACGTTTCAGAGAGTTATGCTAGGAGATACTTTAAAGATACGTTTGTTCTATAATCAATTTTGTTTGTTAATTTTATTTCTTTGTATATTTGGGTAAACGAATAAGCAATGCTAGACAAAGCCGAGCAAACGTATTCTGATTATCCACAGGCAGTTAGAAATAACGCTAAGAGGGTTTTGAAATATGTTGACGAGAATGGTTGGGGGCCTTGTGGAACGCCAGTAGGCAAGCAAAGAGCGAATCAACTTGCAAAGGGTGAGCCTTTGTCTGTTGATACGATTAAGAGAATGTATAGTTATCTTAGCCGGCACGAAGTTGATTTAGAGTCTTCTTCATCTTATTCTGATGGTTGTGGATTGTTGATGTACGATGCTTGGGGGGGTAGGGCTGCTTTGACTTGGAGCAGAAATAAATTAAAGGAATTAGAAAAGACTACGGATATGGGTTTTGTAAAAAAAGGATTAAACCAAGGCTTTGCTGAAAGCGATATGAAACAAGGAGTTGTTTCTGGCTACTTCGCTGTTTTCGGTAACAAAGACCTTGATGGTGATATTATCGAGCCAGGAGCGTTTACCAAGACAATTATGGAGCGTGGGCCACAAGGAAAGCAATTAATCAAGTATTTGCTAGATCACGATAAAAATAAGGTAGTCGCAAAAATTACCAATCTTTACGAAGACAATAAAGGCTTGCGTTACGAGGCTAAGATTGGAAGTCACGCTGCTGGGCAAGACTTTCAGAAGATGATTGAAAGTGAACTAATCAACCAGCATTCGTTTGGCTTTAGAACTATTAAAGAGCAGTTCGACCAGCAGGCTAAAGCGAACTTAATTAAAGAGGTTATGATGTACGAAGGATCAGCAGTACAATTCTTGGGTGCTAATCCGGAGACTACGTTTATTGACCTTAAAAGCGAGGCGGATGCATTCGAATATCTTGAAAGACTTGAGAAGTTTGTAAAGACCTCAGACGCAACTGACGAAACACTTGAAAAACTAGAAAATCAACTCAAATCACTTTTGGAGTTTCTAAAGCCAGCAGATCCTACTTTAGAAGAGAAGAAAGCCGAGGCGGTCGAAATAATAACAATTAACGAACTTAAAAAAGAATTAGAAAAATGGAAAATCTAACCATCGACGCCGTAAAGGCAGTCATCGCAGAGGCTGGCGAGGCTCTAAAGGCCAAGGCTAGCAACGCCGAAGTAAAAGCAAATGAGGCTTTCGAAAAGGCAGAATCATTGTTGAAATCTCTATCTGGTGTAGTAACCAAAGAAGAGGCTGCAGAAATGCAAAAGCAACTTGACAAGTTGGACATCGCTATGCAGAAGAATGCAGTAGAGAAAGAAGTAAGTGCTGAAGATTTCAAAAGCGCTTTTATCAAGGCTTACGCTCCAGTACAAGCTGAAATCGAAAGATTGAAGTCTGAGCCTAACGCTCGTCTTAAGGCTCCTTTGGTATTTGAAATTAACGAGAAGTCAGTTGGAACTATTACTTTGGCTTCTACTATCGCTAACGAAGCGTCTTCTGGACAAGTAACAATCTCTGAGTTTACTGGTGTTGTTTCTCCTATCCGTCAGCGTTTGCTTACTTACTTGGCTAACGCCTCTGTAGGTGCAATCGGAACTCAGTACGCAGTATGGGTTGAAGAATACGACCAGCAAGGTACTCCAGTAATGATTGGCGAAGGTGTTGAGAAAACTCAAATTGACGTACAATACAAAGAGCAGCGTGCTAAAGTTGAGAAGATTGGTGTACATATGAAGGTTTCTATGGAAATGTTGGAAGATGCCGCTTACTTGGCTTCTTACATTCAAACCAATGGCGTTAAGCGTGTTGAGACTGTAATCGAAAACCAATTGTTTACTGGTAACGGAACTTCTCCACAACTTGCTGGTTTGCTTTCTAAGTCTACTACTTTCACTGGAGGTTCTATGGCCGGTGGGGTTGAGTCTGCTACTAACTGGGATGTAATTCACGGAATCATCGCTCAGGTTAGAGCTGCCAACGGAACTGCAACTGGAGTATTTGTTGAGACTGGACAGTATCACTTGATGCTTTCTGAGAAGGATGCAGAGAAGCAATATATCCTTCCTGCTGGCGTTACTTTCAACGCTCAAGGTGGTATTACTGCTTGGGGTGTAAACATTATCCCAACCAATGCTTTGACCGGAACAGCTGCTAACTTCGTAGGTGGTGATCTTTCTGTAATCAACGTACGTTTGAGAAGCGGTTTGCAAGTAGCAATCGGAGAGTCTGGTGATGACTTTATCGACAACTTGAAGACTGTCAGAATCGAGCAGCGTTTGGTGCAGTTTATCTCTGCTAACGATACTCCAGTATTGGTTAAAGGAACTTTTGCAGCTGCAAAGGCTATCCTTGAGACTACTTAATAGTGTTTTGTGTTTGTGTTTAGTGTTAAAAGGGCGGGAATTTTTCCCGCCTTTTTTTGTTTAATGTTTTGAAAATCACTTACTTTAAAAATAAATAATTCAATATGGCAGATTTTACAATGTGTAAGCCGCAAAGATGTAAGTTGAAATTGACTTGCGAGCGGTATACGGCAAAGGCTAGCGAAATGCAAGTTTACTTTACTAAAGAGCCTAGCAATCAAAACGGAACGTCTTGCGAAATGTATTTCAAAAAGAATTGTAAGCCTTGTGGCGAAATCTAATTAGGACAACTTATGAGCGATATTAAATTATCAATTTTGATTCCTTCAGTATCTGAGAGGAGAAACACTTTTTTGCCTAAATCCTTAGAAATGCTTTATGGTCAACTAGAAGGTTTGGATGCGGAAAAGCAAAAACAAGTTGAAATTATTTATTTAATTGACAACAAAACAATTATGCTTGGGGATAAGAGAAATCTTATGATTAGTATGGCAAGCGGTAAATATATTTCATTTGTAGATTGTGACGATAGGATTGAGCCTGATTACATTTCTACTATTTTGGAATCTATTGATTCAAATGCGGATTCTATTGTATTTGAGGTCTCAGTTTCATTAAATGGCAATAATCCTAAAATCTGTTACTATTCTAAAGATTTTCCTAACGACTACAATACTGAGGAGGCATATTTTAGGTTGCCAAATCATATTCCAGTAATAAAAAAGGAAATTTCTACAAAGGTTTCTTTTCCAAGTTTACCTAGAGCTGAGGATGCTGCTTATGCTAGGATTCTAAAATCACATCTAAAAAGTGAATTTAAAATCAATAAAGTTCTTTATCATTATGATTACAGCGATTTAACAACCGTTGCTCAAGAGTATATCCCTAATATTAGAAACAAACGAAAAAGTAATATGAATCCAATAGTAGATGTAGTTTTTATTTCAAACGCTTCAAAATTAGGGTCTAAAATGACTCAAAACGCGATTGACAGTTGCATTCAAGCAGCAAATGGATTGGAGGTTAATTGCATAGTAATTGAGGAAAAGACTAATTTATTTTACAGAAATGCAGCGACATACAATCCTCATCAAAAATTTAATTACAATAAGTTTTTAAATTTTGGTGCAGTTAGAGGCAAGGCTCCTTGGATTATGTTTTGTAATAATGACTTGATATTTAAGAATGGTTGGTTGCATAATTTATTGGCTGCTGACTATCAAATAGTAAGTCCTATTGCTCCTGGTGATTTCAGACAAAAGGATGTTAATGAAAATGAAATAGGGTGGCAGTGTGGCAGAAACTTATCTGGTTGGGCATTTATGATGAAAAGGTCATTATACAATGAAATTGGTGGACTAGATGAGGATTTTGATTTTTGGTTTGCAGACAATTCTTTAGTCGAGCAATTAAAGAAAATTGATATGCCTCCAATGTTAGTGCCTTCTGCTAAAGTAAATCATTTGGGTAGCCAAACATTAAAAGAAAGAAGCATTAGTGATAGAAATGATTTAATGTGGTCTAAACTAGAATTATTTAATCAAAAATATAATCAAACTTTATTTTCAGATCATCCAAAATTCTTAGAATGGAAACAATCGCAATCTGCATAACTACAAGAAATAGGCATTCTGTTTTAGATTTTTCTTTAACTGAATGGAAAAAGTATAAACCAAAAAATGCTAAAATATTTATTGTCGATGACGCATCTAGTATACCAGTAAAGAAAGCCAGTTTTAGGTTTGATAATCAACAAGGTATTGCAAAGGCAAAAAATAAATGCTTAGAATTAGCAGATGATTTTGATTTTGTTTTTTTAGCAGATGACGACATCTATCCAAAAGTTAAAGGATGGGAAAAGCCTTAT